TAAAAGTCCAGTCAGATTATATGTGTCCTTCACCACATAATTCGACTTGACCTGTCCCCTCCCGTGTGTGCTATACTGTAAGCACAGCCCGGGAGGCACAGGGCCTCCTGAGTAAAGAGAAAGGATCACCCGTGACAGACAACCCCGCCTACCAGGCAGCCCAGTACGCGTACAAGGCCTATCATCAGAGGCGCATTGACATCTCCGACGCCTACTCCCGTCAATGCGACACGAACAGCGATCGCATCGTCGCAGAGCTCGCCGACATCGCCTGCCTCTATAACCTTGCCCCCACCCGCGTCGTCACCTACGCCTTCGGCAGTGCCCGCCCCGACTTTATCGGGCGCGTCCGCCGAGCCATTTCTGCCCTCAAAGCGCAGGAAGGTACAACGTCAGAATGAAGATCAAACATAACGTCGCTCTACGCCGCTACAACAGGGCAACGACGCAGCTAGGACACACCAGCCGTCCTCTCGTGGCCCTTGTCACTGGACGGGCAGACCATCACTCGTTGGGCACCTGGCCGCAGCACTGTGATACATACGACGCATCCGTTCACCGCCTACCCGCCGTAATGGCAGAAGGGGTCGTCCGCCATGCCTGATGTGCTGCTCAAGACCAGCCTCTCGTCACTCTGCGTCGCCCGCGGCGCGTCCGACGACGCCGTCTGCTACGTCGAAGCCGTCTATTGGCGCGGGTGCCCCCTCCCCTACGAGCGCTCCGCCCAGACGGTCCTCGGATGCCATGGTCTGTCGACATACCTCCTCTCGCCCCCCGTCGTCCGTCCGTGGGAGCAGGGCGTCTACTACCGCCTGCCGGAAGTCGCGTGGGAAGCGGTCGGCTCCCACGAGCCTCTGTCGCTCATCCCCCTAGACATCACGATAGAGCACTCACCCTTCGACGACGCCGACGAGCGCGTCTACACGTCTCGCCTGTCGTACGGCGCCCATACGGTGTGTGGCATCTTCCCCACTGAAACCGCCGCAGCATGGGCGACCCTCCCCCCCGAGAAGTGGTGCGGCCTGCACCTCATCGGTTTCGAGCGCTCCAACGGGCTGTCTCTCGGCTGGCTGGACGCCCTCGCTCCCGGTGCTGTGCGCCTCTCATACGGCGAGCCGCTCCTTTCGCGCGCTGTAGAGGTTTCCCGTGAAACGGCATGAGCTTCTAGCGGAGGCCGCCAAGGCACGCAAGACGGCCATGGGCAAGATGCGCACACACCGCAAGAGGGGGGTTGAACTCGCGAACAGCGAGTTCGACCCCCGGGTCGGCACCAACGCCCAGCTGCGGGCTATGTCCGATAAGCAGCTGGTTTCCTACGTCAACCGCCTCACGCGCTTCAACCTACGCGGCAACCAGTATTACCTGACTGCCAACGGAAGCCTCGTCGACTCCTACACGCTGAACAACTACGCCTACCAGCTGCGCCGTCAGGAGCGCTTCTACCGCGACGTGGACAAAGCCTACGAGCACCTCAACCATCGCGAGACGACGCGCAATATCGCTCAACAGCGCGAGTACGAGAAGCACATCGACGAACTCTCCATCTTCCACGCGGCCCGGCGCGTGGACAAGACGCTTCAATCCGCCGCCCAAATGAGGGCCAAGTACTCGAAGCGCCAGCTTCTCGCCTTCCGGGAGCAGAACAAGCGCGCATTCGACAAGCGCGCCGCCGACATCAAGGAGAAGATGGAACGGACGAAGGACGGCACCTACCTGGAGCGCCGCGCCGAGGCCATCCGCAAAGAGCTACTCACCGAACTCCGCGGCTCCAAGCTGCGCACAGTCGGCTTGGAGCACATGATCGAAGGCATGGGCCGCAAAGCGCTCGTCGCCATGTACCGCCACACCGACATTGCCAAGCACATCCGCAACATGTACGAACTGTCTAAGCTCAACTACTCCGGTGTGCGCATGGAGGGAGGTGCCGCCAGTGGTGAGCAAGATGCGACGGACACCGTTCGGGGGATCCTATCCACATATGCCAAAGCCGATCAGTCCAAGTGACGTCGCCGTCGCCTCCGTGTGGGGGGACGGAAGTTGGGTTGTCATGTCGGCCGAACACGACGCCGACATCGCCCTCCACGAGCTACACCGCGGCGTCGTCCCCGACTGCAAAACGGGAGACGGGCCGGAGGGCTTCTTCGCCGCCGCGTCGCAGTACAAGCGCGTGTGGGTATGGGACGACCTGGCGACGCTCCACCGTGTCGCCGTCGACGCACGCCGCATCGGCAAAGCCGTGGACGTCGCGGGCGGCCCCTTCGGTCTGACGGAAGTCAAATGGCGCGTGGGGAAGCGCAAAACGATCGTCCGGTCCCTCTCGGCCACGACGAAGACCTCGTACAGGCAGGCTGCCGACTCCCTCCGTCTGAATCGGGATATCGCCGATACCGTCTACCTCAAGCCGGTCCTCATGGCCCGCGTCGTCCAACGCGCGGGCCTGGACCGGTTGGACGTCGGCAACTGGACAGTCTACACGCGGGCGAGGTGCTGTCGATACCTTCGCGACGAGGTCGGCCTGCGCCGCCTCGCCGACGCCGGCACCGACTTCAACGATCGAACCCCGGTCCATGCCGGCATCGTGTGGCTGGACCCGAACTGCGCCGGCCGCGAAGTTGAGGGCGTCGACGTCTACGACGTGTCCTCCCTCTACCCCGCGATCGTCGCCTACATGCCTCTGCCCATCGGTTACGGCGAACGCTACGACAAGCTGACGGAGATGCTGCAGAACCCCTTCTCCGATCCCGAGCCGATCAAGGCTCTGCCGGGCGTGTGGGCCGCGCTCATCTCCGTGGACGACGAGCAAGCATGGGAGACGAGTGCCGACTGGCTGCGCCGCGTCGAAGACGATCCGGGCTTCCACTATGACCGCGTCTACGACGTCATCACGTATGGCACGGCCACAGGCCTCTTCCGCGGCTTCGTGGAGCGCCTCTATGCCGACAAAGAGAAGGGCGGCCTGTTCGCAGACCTGCACAAGAGCGAACTCGTCTCCCTGACGGGGTCCATGTCACCACGCAACATGAAACCCGTCTACAGAGTGGACTACGACGAAAAGGAGGGCTACGTCGTACGTGTCGACCACATCGAAGAGCGTGACCCCGGCTCCCTCAACCTTACCTATGCCTTCGTCACCGCCTACGGCCGCCTCCTACTGGCCCGCGTGCTCCGCCGCTACGACGGCCATGCCGTCTACTGCGACACAGACAGCATCCATCTCGTCGGTGTGCGCCCCGACGAGGTCGTCTTGGACGGCGTCCCCGGTGCCCCTCCCGGCACCCGTCTCGGCCAGTGGACGCAGCGCGAGAGCGATGCCACTATCTTCTACGCCGGCAAGCGCTCCTACGCGATCAAGCGCGGCGACGACGCCGAGCTTGTCATGGCCGGCCTCCGACGGCCGCCCTGGCAGGCAGCCGTCCCGTGGGAGTGGCTGATCGAGCATGACAGTCTCGTGACCTGCGAGGCGGTTCCGACACCCGACGGCCTGTCCTTGTCTGTGCGGCCCTACCCCTACTACAACCGCGCCGTCAACCCGTAACAGCCCTGCCACTGTGCCCCGCCTGAAACACGTGATATACTGTGTCTCAGGCGGGGCTTCGCCATGCCGCGGCGGAGACCGCGGCCGGGCGTCACAGGCTGATACCTGCCGGCCCTGGATGGATTTGACACCCCTTCGACCAAGGCGGGTGGACCCCCGCCGCTTAGACCTACACACAAGGAGGAATGCGTGGCCGTAGAAGAGACCACCGAGACGGAGGCCCCCGAAGAGGCCACCCCTGTAGAGGCCGAACAGGAAACCGTCCAGGCAGACCTGGTCGAACTCATCGAAGAAGTCCGGGTTCTCGCACATCAAGCCCTGGACGAGTGCAGAGAACTGAGGGCCATCGTCACCGAAGAAGCCATCGAAGAGGCTGCCGACGTCGACGTTCTAGACGATGACATCGACCCCGAAGACCTGCAAATCGAAGACCTGCTGGCCTGACGAAAGGACCCGCTGACACAACATGGCACTCAAGACGCCGGCGCTCCGACCCGGCACCACCAACGAACAGCTGCTTCAGTCAGCCATCAACGCTGCAGCGATGGGCTACAAGAAGCGCATCCCCGCCCCTACGCAGGCCGGCATCAACCGCACCCTGGACTACCTCGCACAGCACCGTGACCTGTGGAATCCTATCTGCACATCCCTGCTCAACCAACTCGTCCCGATCTTCGCCACTCAGAAGTCGTGGACTAACCCGCTCGCCGAGTTCAAGAAGGGCATGATCGAGTTCGGCAACGGCGTGGAGGAAATCCAGACCGGGCTTCTCAAGGCCGCGTCCTACGACCCCAACGACGACGTGGACGCCAAGCTCATCTTCGGCCGCGAAGACTTCCGCGTGGAAACCGCCTTCCACACTAAGAACCGCCTGAACCGCTACAAGGTCTCCGTGGAGAAGGCGCTCGTCCAGTCCGCGTTCCTCAACGGCGGCGACGTCGCCGAGCTCGTTGACCGCCAGACGCAGGCACCCTACGAGTCTGACCAGTGGGACGAGTTCAACCTCATGGTCAGCCTGCTCAACAAGTACGAGGTGCGCGGCGGCTTCTACCACGTGCACGTCCCCGACGTGGCCCGCTCCGGGTCCGTCAAGGAGGATGCCACCGAGCTTCTCCGCAAGCTGCGCACCGTCGCCGGCGAGATGGCGTTCAAGTCCACCGCCTACAACCCGGCGCACATGCCTGTCCACTCCACGCCTGAAGACATGGTGCTGCTCACCACGCCTGCCGTCAAAGCCGCCCTCGATGTGGAAGCCCTCGCGTGGGCGTTCAACATTGACCGCGCCGACGTGCAATACCGGATCGTCGAAATCCCGCAGAAGCTCGTCCCCGACCCGCGTTTCCAGGCCGCCGTCGTCGACAAGAACTTCTTCCAGGTTTACGACCACCTGATCCAGACCAACACGATCGACGTTCCTACCGATCCGCTCACGTACAACGTGTTCTACCACCACCACCAGACCATCTCCTGTTCGCGCTTCGCGCCCACGGCGATGTTTTGGACCGGCGCCGACGACGAAGTCATCGACATCGTCGACCCTGTCACCGCGATCGGCACCGTTGAATGCTACGCGGCCGACGGCACCCAGCCTCCCGCTCTCGATAAGGGCGGCGTCTACCGGCTCACCGTCGAATCCGTCACCGGGGGCGGCGGCAACCCGGCCCTCAAGTGGACGATCGCTTCCGCGACCGACAGCCACACGTCGGTCACCAGCGGGGGCGCCCTCACCGTCGGGCGCTTCGAAAAGGGCCCCGTCAAGATCCACGTCGAATGCGACGGGGCAACCAATGACGGCACCTTCGCCGTCAAGGACGGCGCCGATGTGCCGTCCTGGCCTGACCGCAAGTCGTCCGTCACCGGCCTCACCGTGCTTGGACGGTCGATCGGCAAGTCCTTCACACCCGAAACCAAGGAGTACACTGTTACGCGGGCTAAGAAGGACGAACTGATCAAGGACGCGGTGAACAACACGTTCCCGCACGGGCGGATGATCGACTACACGGTCGAAACCGCCAACGGCGAGAACGGCACCTACAAGGTGACGATTACCGTCACGGGAGCCGACGGCGTCTCCTACGGCCCCTACGTCGTCACCGTCAAGTAGGGGCCCCGGAGGGGCGCCGGTTTCTTTCCTTTCCTTTTCTCTCCCGGCGCCCCTCCCGAAAGAACATGCAACGAAAGGTGTGTGCGCATGCCGAGTGTCAGCGAATGGTCCGTCGGGGCCGAAGTCACGCTCACCACGGTGGCGTGGGACTCCGCCTACCGGGACATCGTCCAGTGGCGCGACTACGCGCACAGGGCCGCATACATTGACCGGCCAGACGCACACCACATAACGCTGAAGAACGCGCAGACCATCGACTACGGCTCGCAAGTTGTACTAGACGAGCCGTTCTCCACGTGCGTCAAATACAACTACATCAGGGTCGTCAACCCGAAGATATCCAAGCTGCACCCCGACAAAGAACAGCCCACGGTCTTCTACTATTTCATCCAAGACGTCGTCAGGGTCGCCCCCGACGCCACCGCGCTGTCCATCCAGCTAGACGTGTGGACCACCTACTGCGGCAACGTCAAACTCCGCAACGCCTTCGTTGTCCAGGGCCACCTGCCGGTGGCCGCCACGTGGCGCGGCCGCCAGCACGACGTGCTCCGGGAAGCAGAAGGACTCGATTTGGGTTCCGACTACATGGTGCGCTACAGCGAGCACTACACGGTCGCCACCCTCGCCCAGTGCTGCGTCATGCTCGTCGCATCCACCGACTTCTCCTACGACCCCGGCGACCAAACGAACCCGAATTTAAGGACCGCGAGAGGCTCTGCCTTCGAGGGCCTGCCCAACGGGTGCGACATCATCCTCGTCCGCGACATCGGCACGTTCGAGTTCTTCGCCACCGCCATGTCCCCCTTCCCGTGGGTCGCGCAGGGCGTCCAGATGATCATGGTGCTTCCGACGCCTGACGACATGTTCGACCGGATCATTGCATCCCACAACACGGACAATGTCCACGACAAGTTCCGGCAGGGCATTGACCCGAACACGATCAAGATCATCCGGTCCCGTAAGAACGGCCACGAAGGTGACGTCATGTGGGGTCGGGAGCAAACGTTCTTCGGCGGCGGCGCCCTCGAACTACTCGATAAAACCCACTATGCGGACTGGCAGAAGAACTACACGAAGCTCGTCACCGCACCCTACCTGTTCATCGAGCTCACGAACTATCAGGGCCAGTCGGTGGCCGTCCACCCCGAGTACCTGCCGAACGGCGGCAAGGTCACGCTGTCCCGTCTCCAGCACTTCTCCCCGCCGGGGCCGCGCGTCGTCGTGTGGCTGCGCGACTACCTGTCGGAAGACAACACGACGGGCAACCCGCTGTCCAACTCGTTTCTGGACGGTTCACTGTTCTTCACGAACTTCCCGATGTTCTCCATCCCGAACAACTCGGGTCTGGGCGCGCTGGCGTCTCAGGCGCACAGCATAGCGTTCGCCTACCAGTCCGCCGACTGGTCACAACAGAAGGCCCTACAGGGCAATCAGGTCGCCTACGACCAGGCGTCGTACGCGATCGGCACGGCCCGGCAGTCCATGGTCGCATCCAACACGGCCCGCGGCGCGCAGACGGCCCTGTCGAACGCCGCCCGAACCCAGTCCACGGCGATCACCAACGACGCCGCGTGGGGGCACACGCAGAACAGCATGATCCAGCAGGGCGTCTCCGGCGGCATGGGTGCCATCGGCAGCCTCCTGTCAGGGGACATCGGCGGCGCCGTCAAGGGTGCCGTCGGGACCGGCATGGGCGTCTACATGGCCAACTCCAACTACAACATCGACGCGAACGCGAGGGACGCACAGACTGACCTGGCCAACTCCACCGCGTCCCAGTCGACGGCGATATCCAACAACCTGGCGGCGAAGCTCACAGGCCTGCAGAACGCACAGGCCGCCTACAACAGGGACACCAACAAAGAGTATGCGGACATGGTGGCGAAGGGCGACTACTCGAACACCCTGGCCGGCCTGAAAGCGAAGATACAGGACACGAAGATGGTTCAGCCGTCTGTGTCCGGGCAGATAGGGGGCGACGCTTTCATGCTCGCCACCACTGGGTGGATGGTGGATGTGCGCCTCAAGACGCCCCACAGGGGCGCGGTTCAGGCTGTCGCCGAGCACTTCGCGAGGTTCGGGTACCGCTGCAACCGCACCATCGATATGGCCGCTTACAATCTGACGCTCATGACACATTTCACGTACTGGAAACTGGCCGATTGCCGTATTGACGCCCCGTCTGTACCGCAGATGCACGCCGAGACGATCCGCGGCATATTCGAAAAAGGGGTCACCGTATGGGACGAGCCGAAGGAGATAACCGAGATGCACCTGTTCGACAACGGCCCGAAGAAAGTGGTGCAGCTATAATGCCGAGCACGAAGGGCCTGACGAACGGCGACCTGATCGGCGGCGTGGAGCCGTCCAAACTAAACACGGGGCGTTTCCGCCCCAACCAGGCACGGGCTGTGCGTGGCGGCGACTTCGCGACGTACCAAAACATGCTGTGGGGCCTGGCAGAGTCTCGGTTCGTCTGGGACGGCCTGCCCGACACGGTCAACGAACGCTACCTCGAACGGGTGCTGCATAGGCATGGCCTCGCGGTGTTCTTCGAGGACCCGCGCCTGCACGCATTCTTTGCGCTGCACGCCGCCGGCACAGGCGACGTCGACGTCTACGGGGACCCGAAGACGTTCCGCGTGACCGGTAACCGGTACATCAACAGGGAGGTAGCGTCCAAGGACTGCGTGCCGATATGGGCCAACCGGACCAGGGTCAACGACCAGTGGCTCGTCAACTCCTACGCGGCCGCCCTGGCGGAGGCCGCCGAGACCATCCGCGTCAACGCGCTCAACTCGCGCAGCCCGATGATCCTGGCGCTCAGCCAAGAGCAGAAGCTAGCCGGGGAGAACTTCTACCGGCAGATAGCCGAAGGCCAGCCCGTCGTCTTCACCGTCAAGGACGAGATGGGCCGCGGCCTGGCCGACTCTGTGCAGGCCATGGACAACAGGCTCACCCCCAATGCCATATCGGACGCGATACGTGTCAAGAAAGAGGTGTGGAACGAGGCGATGCTCATGCTCGGCATCCAGTGCATGCCGCCTGAGAAGAGGGAGAGGCTCGTCGACGACGAGGTGGAGGCGATCCAGGCCGAGACGGCAGCCTTCCGCGGCATGGCGATCGGCGCCCGCCAGGAGGCTGCGGACGCGATCAACGAGCGCTACGGCCTGAACGTGTCTGTGCACTGGCGGCACAGCAAGGAGCAGGTGCGCGGCGTCAACGATCTAGGGGAAGGGTTCGTGGACTGACATGGCCGACTTCACGATAGAACTCCGTGATGTGTGCGCCCGGTATAGCGACGCCGAACTCGGCTTGGAGGCGTACCCGATATTCGACGAAGCCTATAGGCCGCACCTGAACAAGATGATCAAGGACCACTACTGGTTTCGGGAGACCGCCTACGAGACGGCGTCCATGTTCGCACACCAACTGCGGCACCGGCTTGAACTGGTTATGCCCTACTACAACCAGCTGTACGAGTCGACGAGGATCACGTTCGACCCGCTGTCCACCATGGACGTCTCGTCGGTCTCGGATGGGTCCCACAACTCGTCGTCGTCGACAGAGGGATCTGGCACGACGAAGAACCGGACGAGCGGCGCTTCGGCGGCCGACTCACGGGACATGCGCTACCCGGACACGGCCATCAACCAGCACGGCGACTACGCGGTGTCTGGGAACAAGGCAGAGGCGCGCAATGAGGGTGCGTCGGAGACGGACAACGAGTCGAAGTCGTCAGCGAAGGGCGACGAGACGACTCATGCCACGTCGCATTCGACGGGCCGCTCCCAGTCAGCGTCGTCGCTGATCATGGAGTATAGGGCGAGCCTGGTCAACGTCGACCGAATGGTGGTCGCAGAGTTGGCCGACCTGTTCTTCGGGCTTTGGTCGTCCAATGACTCCTACGTCGGCGGCGACTTGTACATGGGCTTCGGCGCCACGTGGGGCTGGGGTTATTGGGTTTGATACATCAACCGTTAACTGCTAAGGAGGCCACATGCCTATTGAAGATGTTCCGTTCTTCGACCTTCAGAACAGCCCACTGACGAACATCACGCCATTCGCGCACAGGGACGCCTACACCTACCAGGAGGTGTTGGAGGACCTGATACAGAACTACAAGCGGATTATCGACACGGTCAACCGCGTGGTGGCGCTCGCCAACGATATTGACAGGCGCCTGGTGGAGCTTGAAGACAGGCTGCGCAAGGAGACGGACGACAAGATATCCCGGGCGATCGACGCGCTCTACCGGCGCCTGGCGCAGCGCGGCGCCAAAGACATGATCGTCGCCGACCCCGTGTGGGGCCGCACCGACAGGACCGTCTCGGAGGTGCTGGCCGTGCTCTACGACAATGTGCGCACACAGGCCAGGTTCGCCAAGGGCGCCGACGACATCGGGGCGACCGCGCAGGCGCTGGATGAGGCCAACTGGACGGCCCGCCAGTGGGACCTGGACCCCGAGTACAAGACAGACCACGCCACCCGCTGACCACACAACCGTAAGGAGAACAGACCATGGCGAGCACGAACAAGACGGAGGCGCTGGGCCTCAGCCAGTTCATTGACACCGACAAGCCTACGTGGAGGGGCGACTACAACGGTGACATGCGCAGACTGGATGTGCGCGCACAGGAAGACACATCCAAGTTCAACAGCATGGAGACCCGGATTAAGCAGGCGGAGACGACGGTCGACGCCGACCACAAGGTGGTCGCACAGATCGATCAGAAGATCGGGGAGGCCGAGTCCCGGGCGAAGGCGGACGCCGCCAGCCAGGTGGCCAAGTGCTACGACGACCTGTTCAACAAGGTGAGTGACCGCTACACGAAGGCGCAGTCGGACGCCCGCTACATACTGAAGAATGCCGCCACCCCGGACGTGTGTGCGGTCATCGTCGGCACCTCCAACGTCGTCCAGGGCAAATGGCCGACGCTCATGTGCAAGGCGATGGGGATTACGGAGAAGAACTTCGCCGTCGGCGGGACGGGCATGACTGACGGAGCCAACAACTTCTCCGTCCAGCTGAACAGGGCGATCGCGGACGGCAGCTTCAACAACAACGACGTGAAGTATGTCATCATCGCGGACTGCGGCAACGACGCTATGGCGGGCAAGGACGTCTACAACGGCATCGTGAGCCTTATAACGGACGCCAGGAAGGCGTTCCCGAATGCCCGCATCGTCGTGTTCTCGGCCGTGTGGGCGTGGAGCAACCTGCACTCGCTGTTGAAGTCGAAGAATGGCTTGGCGAACTGCCTGAGCACGCTTCAGGAGGTGTGCGGCAACTATGGTGCGGAGTATGTTGGCACGGAGTTTTGGTGCCTTGGGTACAGCAAGTACTTCACTGAGGGCGAGATTCACCTGAATGCGACGGGCGACACGCGGTTCGCCACCTTGGCCGGCAACTACTTGCAGTATGGGAACGAGCCGGTGCCCGTGTCGCAGAACTACCGGATTGGTTTGTCCGGTGGCGCGAGCCACACGGAAACGCCGCTGACGCTCCGCCTGAACGGCGGCATCGTGAGCCTGTCCGGGGTTATCTCGGGCCAGTCGATCTCGGTGGGCGCCGATCTTGGCATGATCCCCGAGTGGGCGGCGCCGCGCGCAGACGTGAACGCGAACGCGAGAGGCGGGGCGAGTGGAACGGATGATATTCCGTTCCAGATCCACCAGAACCAGCACCTGCAGACCTGGAAGGGCTGGTCGGGCAACCTGAACATCAGTGCCACCTGGTCGGTGCTGTAACCGTTTCGCGTGGAACAGAGGGCCCGCCCGCCGGGCGGGCCCTCTTAATAAGAAGGAGCGCACAGTACATGGCGTGGGACGCTAAAGCCAAGGGTGTGGCGATCAAGGCGATCGGCACCGTCGAATCCAACATGCGGTACGACGACATCAACCATGCCGATCCGATCACGCTGGGGATCGGGCAGTGGTTCGGCGGTCGCGCATATAACCTGCTTGTCCGCATCAAGCGGGAGGCGCCTGACGAGTATGCGAAGCTGCCCGCGGAGCTGCGCTCCCGCGTCGACGCGAACAACACGGACTGGCCTCACTATTATCTGCCGAACTACATGGATGGGCAGGTCAAGCCGGTGCTGCGCGCCTGCTACAAGATCCAACAGAAGCAGATGGCGGACGACCTGGAAGCCTACGTGGCGATCGCCCGCAAGTTCGGGTTCGACCCTGACCGGGACACCCAGTCGATGATTTTCTTCTTCGTCGCCTACCACCAAACCCCTGTGCGCGCGATGAGGATCGCCAACCAGATAGGGCCGGCGACACTGGACAGGTGGCATGCCGCGGCGCTCAACGAGCCGGTCTTCGGCCGGTACAGGAATCGCTACAACACCGCCTACAGCATCATCAAGGCGTGGAACTCGGATGGCGTGGACATCGCCGGGCCGCCAGGGGCGGCGCCGTCGAACCCGACGCAGGGCGACGGCGGCAACGGCGCCCCGGGCGTCAACCAGCCTCTGGCCAACGGCAGCTCCGCAGGCCAGCTGGCTCGCGTGGAGGCGTGGGGGAACGTCATCGTGGCGACGATGGCCGACGGCAAACGGGTGCAGTGTGCGCCGACGGGCCAGGGCACATTCGTGGCCGGCCCGGGTGGGGCCGGCACCCCTCCGCCCACCAACCCGGCGCCTGGCGGGCAGAACGGGGCGCCTGGCACGGGCGGGGGTGGGGGCCAGCTGGCGCCAGGAACGTCGGAGACGCGGCAGAAGCTCGTGTATTGGATGGCGTCTAGGGAAAACAAGTTTAGGTACAGCAACGGGGCGGGGCGCCTTGACCCGGACAGGTCGGGCGTCGGCGACTGTAGCTCCACGTGCCGGCGTGCCTACCTGGACGTGTGCGGCATTGACATCGGCGGTAACACGGTTGCGCAGTCGGCGAATGGCCACGGCGTCTTTGTGATCAACTGGAACACGGCGAAGTCCGTATCCGCACAGCAACTAGCGCTCATGAAACCGGGGGACTTGGTGTTCTACGACTGGGGGTCTGGGCGCGCCGGCGTCGACCATGTGGAGATGTATGCTGGCGGCGACCTGACGTGGGGGCACGGCGGTGGCCTGAATGGGACGGTGCCGGGGCCGCACAAGAACAGCTTGAGCAAGTTCATCCGCGACACGAGGGGGATCGGTTGGTGTGTCAAACGCTACATCAATGACTGAGGGCGCACAGCTCACCTACTATGACCCGTCGCAGATCCTCTCCTACAATACGCCGTGGGCGTTCGTCACAGGCGCCCGCGGCAGGGGCAAGACGTATGCGTTCAAGAAGCGGGTGATAAAGAAGGCGATCGAGAACGGCGACGAGTTCATCTACCTCCGCCGGTTTAAGGGGGAAGCGGCGACGTTCAAGACGTTCTTCGACGACATCCGATGGGAGTTCCCGGGCGTTGACCTCGCCGTGAAGGGTAAGACAGCCTATATTGGTGGCGCGAAGGGCGGGACGCCGATCGGCCAGGTCGTCTACCTGTCGGCGGCGCAGATGCTCAAATCGGTGTCGCTCAAGCGGGTCAAGCATATTATCTTCGACGAGTTTATCTTGGAGAAGGGCGCCACGCACTACCTGCCGGATGAGGCGTCGATCTTTGAGGGCTTGTATTCGACGGTGGATCGCTGGGATGACCGCGTCCGGGTGTATTTCCTGGCGAACGCCTTCTCGCTGACGAACCCGTACTATGTCAAGTATGGGGTCGTGCCGACGGCCGAGTTCACGGTGGAGCCGGGTAGGGACCGTTTCTGGGCTGTGCATACGGACCGTTCGGAGGAGTTCGCGGAGCAGGTGTCGAAGACGCGCTTCGGCGCGTTCCTGCGGCGCCAAGATGATGGGAACTCCCGGTACATGATCGACTCGTCGTTCCGCGATGAGGGTGTGGAGATGGTGGCGGCGAAGCCGCCGTCGGCGACCTACTCACTGTCGATCGTCGGCGGGTCGCGTCCGCTGTCGTTTTGGCTGAGCCGTGACTGGTCGACGTGGTACGCAACGGAGGGCACGACGAAGGCGCCGAACCTGTATACGTTGGATCCCCACCGCGTTGATGAGTGTACGAGGCTGTTGCAGCCGCGGGACTCGTATCTGAAGAACCTACGCGACTCATATGCCCACGGGCGTGTGCGATTCGATAAGCTGACGACGAGGAACCTGTTTGTCAAGGAGGTATATAAGGGGTTATGACTGGGTCAGTGTTGACGGGCTTCGGGACGGCCTTGGCGGTGGTGCTGCCGCTCGTGGCCGCGCTCACACCGAAGGCCCGTCGCTTCCTTCATTTCGTTGACGACATGATGGGGGAGGAGGAGCGCCCGGGCGCCGAGCGGCGCCCGGGGATACTTGAGCGGCTCACGTTGCTTGAGACGAGACTGGACCTTATCGAAAGGAGGTTGAACGCGATTGAGTCATGCACGCGATGTGCGGACGGCCATAGTGGCGTGGATGGCGAAGCACGACGGTGACTTCGGCTACACGAACGACTACCGCCGCAAAGACCCGGAGCGCTACGGCTGGGGGGACTGCTCCAGCACGATAGCGCAGGCCTACCGGCAGTGTGCGGGGGTAGAGATCGGCGAGCGGAGTTTCAATATCGCACAGAACGGCGCGGCGGTGCAGTCGTGCTCTAGCTGGCGCGAGTTGGATGAGGACGCCATGCGCCCGGCGGATATCATCTGCATGGGCTGGCATTCGGGCGCTTTCGCGGGGCGGATCAGCCACGTGGAGCTCTATGCCGGCCAGGGGATGACGTGGGGGCATGGAGGCCCGGGCCGGGGCCCGAGGCTGCATAGGCTGTCGGATCCGCGGTTGACGGGATCGGCGAATATCATCATGGTCCGGAGGTTTATCCCGGACGACGCAGACAACACCAGTAAAGGAGACGAGTTGACACCCGACGAGCACAACATGCTCAGCTGGCTGTACGAGAACATCAAGGTGCCGGGGGAGGGCTTCGGCTACCCGGCGGCGACGCAGAACACGCTGGGTGACCTGCAGAAGGCTGTGCAGGGCCTTCAGGGCGCCGTGGACGGCGTGAACGCGACGGTGGCGAAGGTGAACGACCTGCTGACGGTGCCGGGCTGGGGCTTCGGGTATCCGGCGGCCAGCCACAACGCGTTGGAAGAGGTTGTCACGAAGCTGAACGATATTCAGGCGGAGGTGAAGAAGAGCAATGGCTAAGCACCTGGATATTGACGACGGCGTGACGGCGGAGCAGCGAGCAGCGGCGGCGAAGGCCGCCGCGGAGGCCGTGAAGGAGGACGGCAGGCCGGCCGGCGACGGCGACCTGATCGACACGACGGGTTCCACGCGCTACCTGGCGGTGCGTAAGTACCTGTATAGGGCGCTGACGGGTCTCATCCCGGTGGCGACGGCGTGCGGGTGGCTGACGGGCGATCAGGCGGCGCTGATAGCCCCGGCGTTGGCCGGCTTCCTCGGTGTGGCCCTGGCCGCGGCGAATACGCGCTAGAATCGATTCTCAGGGCCTTTCACGGCCCCGCCTAGGCGACCCTACAGGGAAGGCCCCTAGCAAGCTGCTAGGGGCCTTCTCGTGCGTCTACGGGGTATGTCAGGCGGCGGGGGTGGGGGTCAAGCGGTACTCGGAGGCGAATTCGGAGATGCGGGTCATGAGCAGATGGTAGAAGAAGATCCGCTCGTTGCCGTAGGCCTTGACGGGGGCGGCGACCCATCCGATCATGGACGCGTTCCAGTCGTCGCCTTCATAGACGAGGGGGACGACGGCGAGGATGGGGGCGTCGTCGCGGAGGGAATCGGTGACATAGATGTTGTCGTGGGCGATGTGCCAGCCGAAGGTGCCGGCGATGTGGGAGTGGTGGGGGAGGGCGTGGTAGAGGTGCTCGTCAAGCGCTATGAGCGCAGAACTGATTATCGTATCCATCCGGCTATCGTTCCTGTGATTATGAGTGTTGTGAGGCAGGAGATGAAGGAGAGGGTTGCAGCGCCGAGTTTGAGGTTCTTCTCGCGGACGATATCCATGTAGGCGACGTACCAAATCAGCGCGAGCATCGGAATGAAGGTGCACAGGAGTATGACTTTGTGGGGTATGTCCATGTCACTTGCACCCGCCTGCTGCGATGTCGTCGCATCCTCCGGCGCCGGGATCGGTGCCGCGCTGCTCGTTCCGCAATTCCTTCTCACGTTCATCGAAGTGACGGCGGTGGACGGGTGCCTTCTCAACGCGGCGGGGCTGCGCCTTGGGAG